GTCTGGGAACTAGTCGAGGGAGCACATAGGGCGATGAGCCCGTCTGACTTCTGGGCCATGCTCTGGGGGCCTGGCCTACACGAGATCCAGTGCAGCTACTCCGAGGGCACGGCCAGGATCTGGATGCCGTGCGATCGGCGGCGCCCGTTCGCTCGCATCGTCAGGGCGGACGACTGCTTCGTCAGCGCCGTACCCCGCACGTCTGAGCACGCGCTCGACTACGGCCGGGCGCATATCCTCTGGGCGCGGCTGGACCGGCCGGACTGCGCCGAGCGTCTCGCGAAGCTGCCGGTAGCGCCTACGCTCGTCGTCCGCGAAGGTCGGTCCAGCCGCAGGTACGCGCTGTGGGCGCTCTCGCGCCCGCTCTCCGGGCCTTGGATCGAGCAGGCCAACGCCCGCCTCAGCCACGCCTGCAAGGGGCGCAGAGGGGCCGGAAACGCCGCGGCCCTGATCCTCTCCCCCTTCACCCGCATCACGTCGGGCAAGCGCGACGTCGGTGTCTACGTCGAGTACGAGTCTCAGACGTACGCCACACCGCGCGAGATCGTCGGCCGGCTCTCAGACGCGCCCGCCACCGACGGCTGGAGGCAGGCGGCATGAGGGGGCAGAAGGTCCGCAAGAACCCGCGCTGCTGCAAGCGCTGCCATCGCAAGGTCACCGCGCCTGAGGAGATCAAGATCGGCGGGACGATCTGTCTCGAATGTCAGAAGCGGCGCAACCGCAAGCGAGCCAAGAAGTGGTACGACGCGCACGCCGACGAGGTCATCGCGCGCAGCGTGGAGTGGAAGCGCGCGCACCCCGACAAGGTGCGCGAGCATCGCGACGCCTACCTCGCCCGGGTGATGGCCGACCCCGAGTGGAAGCAGCGCTACTACGAGGGACGGCGCGAGGCGTGGCGCGAGTGGATCGCGCGCAAGCGCAAGGACAAGCAGTGGGACGAGGCGCGCAAGGCGCAGCAGCGCGAGAGCCATCGGGCCAAGCGGATCGAGCAGGGGCTGCCCGTGCGCGAGATCACTCCGGCCGAGTACCGGCGTCGCTACGGCAACGGCTTCGGGCGCGCGACGCGCGTGCCGTCTGAGCCGATCAAGCCGTTCGTCGAAGTCTTCATCCGGCAGCTCGGCGAGAACGAGTTCGCCGAGCTGGCTGGTGTCTCGCCGCGCCGCCTGCGCGCGATCGTCGACGAGGGCGCGAACATCTCCCTCGTCACCGCCGATCGGCTGTGCGCCTTCATGGAGCTGCCGATGTCCTTCGTCTATCAGGAGGAGGCGGCGTGACACACAGCGCACCGCAATCTGAAGTTCTTGCTTGCGGTCTGAGGATCTTTCCCTACCGTCGGGGCTCCACAACCGAAGGGAGAACCGATGGCTCGTAAGCGTGGGCGCAAGTCCGCCGACGATCTGATGCCGCCCGGCGCACGCCGGACCAGCTCGGGTCGGATCACCATCACCATGCGCGATCGCGACGGCCAGCGCCGCTCGCACTCGAAGATCAAGACCGACGAGCCCGAGACCTACGCCACCGTCGAGGAGGCGGTCGCGGGCTTCGCTCGGGTCAAGACGTTCCTGGCCAGCGCCGTCGATTACGTCGAGACGGTCGGCGGATTCTTCGACGTCTGGACCGACACCGAAGACCCGGTGTGGGGCGTCGGCGGTAGCGGCCACCGGAACCGCGGCGAGCACGGCATCGCCACCTACGCCTCGCACCTGGGCGCGTTCGTCAAGCGCTTCAAGGACACGCCGGTTGCGCACGTCACCGACGCGATGCTCACCAAGTGGGAGCGCGAGGAGGCCGTGCCCCTCTCGGCGTGGCCGTCGGTTCAGACGTTCTTCAACGACGCGGCCAAGGCTGGGCTGCGCACCAAGGGCGACAACCCGACGGGCGACCGCGCGTCCAACGCCAAGGCGAAGATGGCCAGGGCGCGCGAGCAGCGCAAAGAGACGGTGCCCTACGTGAGCAAGCCGCAGGTCGACGCGATGCTCACCCATCTGAAGATGCCGCGCTACCCGCGCAGCCTCTACGGCTGGATGCTGACCGGCGTAGACACCGGCATGCGCGGCGCCGAGATCGACGGCATGGAGTGGGAGTACCTTGACGGCGACGTCTACTGGGTCTACTGGCAGCTTCACGCCAAGACCGGCAGGCTGGAGGAGCCCAAGCACGGGAGCCGCCGCAAGCTGATCCTCACCCCGCGCGTGCTGGAGGAGATCGAGCGCCAGCGCGCGACGACCGGCGCGCAGGCCGACGGCCGGTTCATCTGGACCAACACGTCCGGCGACCCGTGGCGCCAGCTCGCCCGTCAGAAGTGGTGGAAGAAGCAGGTCGCGGGCGCCAGCCTCAGCGAGATCGTCGGCGAGCGCACGATGTACGAGGCGACCCGCCACCACTGGGCCAGCCGCGTCGTGAACGAGGGCATCATGCCGCTGGAGCAGGCCGCCGACCTGTACGGCCACAGCGACAAGGGGATCACGCTGAAGAACTACTACGTCGGCAAGGCCGAGGAAGCCACGCTGCTCGACGCGATGCGCGAGGCGCAGCGCAGGATGGCTGCCTGATCGAGCCGATGATGACCGATCGAATTCACACGGCGATGCACACAGGGACTCAGATCCCTAGGCGCAGAGCCACGGTCGGTCGACCTTCTGGTTCCACGTACCTGCATCTGAACTTGTCGGATGTCGGGGGTCCCCATCAGTCTGAACGGGGTCTCCCTCAAGGCGCAGAGCCAAACTCGAAGGACCACAAGCCGGAGTCTCGCGCAGCAGCGGGGCTCCGGCTTTCGTCGTTCTCGGGTGGCCATTGCACACACACCGACACACACGAGCGCGCGCCTCCCCCGGCTGGCGAGAACCTCGTCGGATCGAGAAGCCAGGTAGCCGGGCCGTCGCGGGACCCGGGGCGCTGGGAGAGCCGATCAGCCGAGGGAGATGCGCACTACGGAGCGTAGCTCCGGGGGGGATTTAGGGGGGGCACCCCTGTCCCGAACGTCAAGACCAGCATCGAGGAGACGGGGCTTTGAAGGCGCTCGACAGCTACCAGCCGACGGACGTGGGCTCGGCCTGCATCGTCTGCTGGCGGGCCGGGACTGACCGCGCCCATCTGATCGACCGGAGCTTGGCTCCGGACCCGGATAGCGATCCGCTCCGGGTGGTGCGGCTGTGCCGTCCGCACCACGAGGCGTACGACAACCACCAACTGGACCTTCTCCCTTACCTGGAACCGCGGTACCGCGCAGAGCTGGCGTGTGCGGTCGAGAGGCATGGTCTCGTCGCCACTCTGGAGCGGGTGACCGGCCGTCACTGGGCGCCGACCGGCACCGGCGCCGTGCGGTTCGAGGTGACGCCGCATGCATGACGTCGTCATCGGCTACGCGCTGTTGCAGTACGGCGCGGTCCAGCGTCTAGGCCGGACCGCGCGTTCCGCTGAGGGAGCACTACTGCCTCAGGGCGAGGACTACCCACCGCTGGACTACTGGCTCGATCAGATCGTCAGGGCTCAGACGATCGCCGAGGTTGCCACGATCGTCGAGCGGGCAAGGGAGGAGCTGTGCGCGTGGCGGCGCCGCCCCGAACCGCCGCCCGACGGTGAGAGCTTCGAGGATCTGAAGCGCCGGATCATCGAGGACGGCGAGGGCTGGACGCCGCAGGAGGTGGCGCTCGCCATGCGCTGTACGCCGACGCTCGTGCGCAACGTGCGCAACGAAGCCGAGCGCGACCCGGAGTACGGGCGGCCGGACCGATCACTCGCTCACGGGCTCGCACTTCTGAGCGAGGGCGTCACGCTGCGCGCCGCCGCGCTGGCCACCGGCATCCCGAAGTCGACGCTGCATCTGGCATGGAAGCGGGTGCCGTGAGCTTGCCGGAAGTACCGCCGAGCGGTAGCTTGTCCAAAGCCGCCCTAGGCCCCTGCCCGGAAACGGACAGGGCGCAGCGTCTCGAAGACTCGCCGGTCCACATCGCGCCGGTGAGGCGCACGCTGCGGGATCTGACTCAGACGATCTGCCCGCTGATCGGCTGTCTCGACGACCTGAGCAAGCCGCACTCGCTGCACGAGTGGGCCTGGTTCTACGACGAGCTGGCCGAGCGGGCAGAGGCAATCCAGTCGCAGGCGATGGCGCTCAAGCACATGGCCGACGTCATGTGGGAGCGGGTCTACGCGACCGGCCGCGACGAGGAGGCGTGATGTGTCAAGCGATCTACGTCTGCCCCGTCTGCAACGGCGAAGGCGATGTCCGCTTCAACCCGGGCTGGCCCGACCCTCAGACGGAGGAGTCCGCCGAGTGCAGCCGCTGCTGGGGGAGGGGATGGATCTGTCGGACCCTGTCGGGTGGGTCGCGTTCTTCGTCGGGTGCTGGATCGTCATCGTCGCCCTCGCCCTCTACTTCCTGATCCGGCGATGACAGCTTGGATCGCCGTCGTGTCAACGGCCTACTGCCTATCCGGGACGATGGCTGACGGCAGCCAAGTCCGGGCAGGCTCGGTCGCCTCCAATGGCTTCCCCCTCGGTTCGACGTTGGAGATCCGGCCGAGCCCCACCGGCCGTCGCTACTTCACGGTGCGCGACCGCATCGGGTGGGGCACGCAGCTCGACTTCTGGTTGTCGTCCTGCTCAGACGCGCGGCGATGGGGTAGGCGCACGGTGCGCCTTCGCCGCGCACGCTGGGCATCGGTCCTGGTACCCGAGCGCCGGAGACCCACGCATCAGCCAGCCGCGCGTGTCCGGGTCAGACGTCAGATCGAGCGTCTTGCCGCACGAGTCGCAGCACAGCCGCTGAAGCAGCGTCTCCTCGATTGGCCCGTAGCGGTCGTCGAGCGTGGCCATCAGACCACGGATGCGGGAGAACAGGCGACCTGGCGTGACTGGCCGCCACGTCCCCGCCTGCGGGATCACAGCGGTCCTTCGCAGCGGATCACACGCTCTCCCTTCTGAGCAGACGCATGAGGCGGCGCCACCACCTGCGGCGGTGGCCGCCCGTCAACGTCAGGGGCAACGGGCGGCCCTCCCTCATCACCGCCGTCCCACTCCGTAGCGGTACTCCCGATCGAGCAGCTTGCTGGCATGGACGCTAGCGCTCGTGATGCGGCGGGTCAGATGCCGCGTCGCCATCAGGAGCCCGCCCTCGGAGAGAGATTCGATGGTCTTCTCTTGCGACTTGGTCAGCTTGCCCGTCGCCATCTGAAGACCAAGCTCAGTCAGTGCCCACCGCTGGGTGTAGACCGTCTTGCCACCGCGCGTCGTCTTGACCTGGCCGTTCTCGTCCCGGGCCAGCTCGCGCTCGACCGCTCCGTATCTGACCAGCCAACTCAGACGGCAGGCCACTGAGCGGTGCGGTGTGTCGCCGATCAGATCCAGCCGGTCGGCGATGTCGACGGCAGTGGCATAGCCCTCGCCGTCGGCGCAGTCGCGGAGCAAGAGCAGGAGTTCCCGGTCTGACAAGTCCAGAAGTGTCAGATGGGTGGGGACCCGTTGGCTCACGGCATCACCGCGTACGTCGACGGAGCCCGGCCGCTAGTGCGACTGTCGGTCGCGTTACGACGAGAGCCCGAGACACGGATGCGCTCGGACTGGCGTAGCGCAGCGATGGCTGCCATCACTGCGGTCTGCGACATGCCCGTCACCTCCATGATCTGAGCAGCGGTTGGGTCCTCCGCTTTCGACGTGGCGATGGCTGCGTAGACGTCGTCGATCGTCTTCTGAGAAGCGCGGGTTGCATAGCCACTGGCGGCGTCGGACTGTGGCTTCTTCTTCTTCGGCTTCTCCTCCTCAGACGGCGGGCGTAGTACGCCAGTGAGCCCGTCGATACCAGCCTGCAACCGAGCCTGCTCCTCCTCGACGTCGTGCAGTTCGGCAATGAGCTGCCCTCGCCTCGCCTCCAAAGGCGCGAGCATCTCCTCGATCTCTCGAACGAGCCGGTCGATCGGTCCTTCGTTCCCGTTGGTGGTACTGCCGTTAGCCAGCTCGGCGGTATCCAAGGGGGCCTCCCTTCGGTCATCGCAGTTCCCTACTACTCGGGCATCGTAGTGCCTTCTCAGACAGAAAGGTCAAGAGGCGGCAGATTCGGTCAGCTCAGAACCCAGTGCGTTGTAGACCGAGCTGCGGTCTACGCCGAACCAGCGGGCGATTGTCGCCACCTGCACGCCAGCCTCGTGAACCTCACGGATCAGGCGATTGAAGGCGGCTCTGGTCTGAGCGCCAGCCTCGATCCCCGCCTCGCGCATGGCTCGGACTCGCTCCACCTCAGCGGGCACCTCGCCACGCCGGGCCATGCGGATCAGCTCACGATCAGATGGCAGCTCGTGCTCAGACAGGAACAGCTCGGCGAACAGATCAGCGGGCAGCGCAGCGCGCATCCGCTCCCAGGTTTCGTCGGTCAGTAGCAGGATCATCGGGTCTCCCTTCGGTAGTAATCTCTGCGTCGGCCCTCGTTGGAGTTCTCCCTTCGGTGGGCTTGACGGCCCGGCCCCCGAGCCAGAACTCGGGATCAGCCGGGCCGTCGTCATGCTCAGTCGGCCAGCTCGATGCGGCCGAGCGTCTCGCGGTAGCGAGCGGCGCTCTCCATCAGCGCGTTCTCGGCGTGCATCGTCGGACCAACCTGCGCGTCCGGCCGATTGTTGAGCGCGATAGCGCGCTCCAGGTCTGAGGCGACGTTGGCCAGCGCCGTGCGCACAACCCACTCGTCGTCCTCGGTCAGATGCTTGGCCCACTCAGGCATCGGTCGGCCTCCCGTCGTCGTCAGCCAGCTCCCACCCGGTGTTCTCGCAGCGCCAGCGCTTGCCGAACACGGTGACGTGGTCGTCGACGCTCAGACTGGGCAGCGTGTAGCCGATCGAGAGCAGCTTCTCGCGGTCGCCCTCGTCGACGACGTTGAAGAACCTGAACAGGTACTCCAGCGTGGTCTGACCGGGAGGCGGGCCGGGGATCTCGCCCTCCCACCGCTCGTCGCGCCAGTGCGACTCGACCACGACGTGCAGCGGCGCGTCGGTGTGCAGCCAGCCCGCCACGTAGAGGTAGCCGTAGCTGCCCTGCGGGTTGCCGACGATCATGCCGTCGTCGTCTGAGTGCAGGACGTAGGTGTAGTCCTTGTCTTGGAACATCTGCCAGCTCTTGGCCAGCCGGGTCGCCTCGATGCGCGCGGCGTTGAGCGCGCCCGCGTTGAGCCAGTTCTTCAGGGCCTCGGAGTTCGGCCCCTTCAGATCCTGCCGGTTCCACACCACGTCGTTCGGATAGATCCAGCGCGCCCCCCAAGCGGTGGTCACCTCCTCGGGGAGCGCCTTGTTGCAGCCGTAGCCGAGCTTCAGATCGCTCATGCCTGCGCCTCCCGGCACTCGCGGATGTGCTCGGTCAGGGCGGTGTGGAGCTGGCGCATCTGAACGGCCGCCTCCTCCCACGTCGTGCAGGTGAGCGCCGGGTACTCCTCGCGCAGCGCCTTGACGGTCGGGCGCAGCTTGTTCAGGCCGGGCATGAAGGCGTCGTACTTCGCCTTCCACTCGGCGTTCTGCGTCTGAACGAGCAGCCGGATCATGTTGACCGTGGTCGTCCTGCCGTCCGGCCAGGTGACCGGGCAGTCGGCGCCCGGCAGGTTGCCGATCGTCGGCATCAGGCGATCACCTCCCACGTCTCGCCGTCGTCGTCGGAGATCGCCACCAGCGGCAGCGTGAACGGCATCGCCTCGTCGCCGAACACGATCTCGCCGAGCTGGTCGCAGTAGACGTCTGAGATCGGCTCGCTCGGGATCAGACCGCCGCTCACCTCGTAACGGGTGACGGTGTAGGTGTCCGGCCCCGCGTCGTAGCGGATGTCGGTGCAGCGCATCGGCTCGGTCCTGACCAGCACGCGCAGCGTCTGATCGTCGAGCACCTCCATCACGACGTGCTCGCGTGGTCTCAGATGCGGCGGGCGCATGCAGTCGATCTGCTGGGCGATCGACTCGTGGATCTGGTTGGTCATCGGTTCTCCCTTCGGTGGATTAGTCCTCGTCCCAGTGCTCGCCCGCATAGCTCTCGTCGAACCACGCGGGGCGGGCAGGGGACGTCAGCTCAAGCGTGCGCGAGACGGTGCTCAGACGCTGCTCGAAGTGGTGCTCGCAGCGGGCGAAGTGCTTGCCGTCCGTGCGGTCGGGTGTGGTGCGCATCTCGACCGGCCCGGCGCAGTCGGCCGGGCCGTCGATGCATCTCAGATCAGTCGTCATCTGGCTCGCCGTCGAGCGCGACGCTGGGCCAGTAGACCACGATCTCGTGGCCCATCTGATCGGTGCGCGTGCGCTTGGCCAGGTACTGCGCCTGGTCCTCGTCGATCACACCGGGCAGCGACACGTAGAACAGCGCCAGCTCAGCGACGTCGGCCACGACGACGGCCGCGCAGTAGCGGCCCTCCATCTGACGGCCGCTGTAGTTGCGGACGCGGGCGTCGTAGAGCGCCGCGTCATCGAGCGCGCCTTGAAGGCTTGCGACAGAGATCTGGTCCATCAGATCCGCTCCACGGTGCCGCCGCCCGAGACGGCGAAGATCCCGTCGTCCATGACGACGGTCAGATCTGCGCCGAGCCCGTCGCGGCGGATCATGACCTGCCCCGCCTCGTCGTCGTCGATGCGCGCGAGCACCTCGCGCAGACCGCGCGCCTGCTCGCATGTCAGTACCAGCATGCGTTCTCCCTTCGGTCAGACCAGCCGGAGCTGGTCGGGGTTCTCAGATTCGGGCGGCTCGAAGTTGAGCTGGCCCTCGACGGTCTCGAACATCCCGGACTCGCCGATCCAGACGAGCCCGTCCCGCTGCGCCCGAGCGAACGCCCGAGCGGCAGCGGCCAGGCACTGGATGCCCGTCACTGCGGGCACGCCTGCCACGAGAAGACGGTCTGAACAACCAGCTCAGACACGATCTCGCAGTCGACGATGGTGATGGCCATGCCGAGCGGCACGACCAGATCCCAACGGTCTCGATCGTCTTGCACTACGGCGATCGGCGGCATCTGCAACGGGGTCATCGGATGCCCCCGAACACGATCAGCACGCCGATGACCACGATCCAAACGATGGTCATGGGTTCTCCCTTCGGTGGTTCCAGCGGTGGCTTACCGCTCTAAGCCCCGCCAGAGGCGAGGCTTAGGCCGGTCCGGCGCACTGCGCGCCTACGCGGTGGCGTAGGCGCGCTCCAGCATCTGATCCATCTGCTCCTCGGGGAACTCATGCGCGCCCCCGGGGCACTCGATCGTCAGGGTGTCGTCTGAGAACTCGATCTTCCAGTTCTTGTTGGTCGGGTGGCCCATCCCCGCGTTCAGACCGCGCCGCACCTTGTCGGCGGCCAGCCCGAGCGCGACGAACCCAAGCGAGCGGAAGGCGCCCGGGGCGAGGAAGGCGCGCCATGCCGTGGCGTCGATGATCTCGCCGCCCTTGACCAGCGGGATGCGCACGCGGATCGACTCGTTCGCGAAGCGCTGGAATCCGCCCTTAGAGGTGAAGTACAGCTCAACGTCCGGCGCCACACCGCGCGCCTCCGCAGCCTGCACGACCTTCAGAATCCAGCTCATGTAGGCGGCCAGCACGGACGCCTCGGTCCCGGCGTGCATGCCGATGCAAGCGCGGATCGTCAGACCGCGCTGAGCTTCCATCGGCTGCCACTGGGCATACATCAGATCGTCGCCGCCTAGGGCGGCCTCGACGAGCAGATCGCCGTCCTCTTCGACCAAGTCGATGAACGGGTTGTCGATCTCGACGGCGCCGCCCGGCATCTGAAACTCGCCGGTGTCGACGTAGTAGCCGTTCTCCAGCCGGTCCTGGATCTCAGGGCCGGAGGCGCCCACGAACCAGCTCGGTTCGGGCGAGCGGTACTCAGAAAAGCGGCGGGTGACCCCGGCCGTCCTTTGGCGGCTCTCGAACGGCGTCTCGCCGTTCTGAATCGTCGCCCACGCCTGCCGAACCTCAGTAGGCGTGATGACGACGTCGTGAGTTGTGCTCACGGTTCTCCCTTTCGGTGGTGGAACGTAAGACGGCCGCCCGGGAGTCGAACCCGGGGTACACCTTCGGCCGTCGGCGGTTAGGGACGCCAGCCCGCGTAATCGAACGTCGGAACCTGCGCCTGAGCGCGGGTCTCGGCCTGCCAGGTGGCGCCGATGGAGGCGAGCAGACCCTCAACGGGCACGCCAGCCGTGATCGCCTTGCAGCCGTCGATGACGACTCGCATGGAGGTGAGCGCGTCGAACCCCTCGCGGGAGTCGACGAAAGCGCGGAGGCGTTTCACCTCGCGGTAGAAGCGATCGTGCGCCGCAGAGGTCCGGAGGGAAGCGAAAATGCCCGCCTCCAGCTCAGCGTCGAGCCCAACGTAAACGCGACCCATACGGAAGCGGTCGAGCGTCGCGCCGTCGAGCTTCATACGGCCGTTGAACTCTTTCGTAGCGCCGGTTCCCAGAGTGTTGGCCGTGGCCACGATCCGGAAGTCGGGATGACGGGCGATCGTGCGCCCGTCGGCATCGTTGGAGAAGTGATCTCCGGCGATGGCGTTATTGATCGCCGTGGCAACCGTAGGGTGCGCGGCGTCGAACTCTTCAAGGCAGATCAGACCGCCGAACTCATACGCCCGAGCGAACTCAGACGCAACGAATTCCTTCAGCCGATCCTTGCCCTTGATCGCGGACGCCATCGCGCCCGCCAAGTTCACCTCGTAGTAGTCAAGCCCTGCCTTATCGGCCGCATAGCGAGCCGCAGAGGACTTGCCCGTTCCGGCCGGGCCATGCAGCCAGACCGGGACGTTGGCGGCCACGAGAGCGGCCACATAGTCACTCACCGCGTGGCAGCGGCGGGCCTCAGACGGCGCCGGAGCGGGCTCCGGAGCGGGCTCCGGCGCATCCTGCGGGCAGCATTCGCATGCGCCGCAGCACTCGCCGTTATCGCAGCCGCCGCAGCCGATGTCGCCATCGGCGTCGCGCAGCCAGGACTGGCCAACCATGTGCTCGTGAATCTCGAACACCTCGTTCCGGAGGCGACGGCCGCGCTCAACGCCAGGGGGCATTTCTGACCCGCCCGAGCGATAGATGAACGGCTTGCTTCCGAGACGATCGCGCAGCGACCGATAGACCGGATCGCAGACCGGGCACTTGCCCGCTCGGTGCGACCCATTGTCGACGCTCACGAGCGCCTTGTAGATCTCAGAAATACGTGAACCGGCGCGCCAATCGGCCGGATTGCCTTGCAGCGGCATTGGAGTTCTCCCAATGTCGGATTGAGACCGGCCAGAACCGGCCCTGCCGTACGTCTAGACGGCAGCCTCAGACGTCCGGAGAACGCCTCAGGTTGCCGCTAGAACGCCGCGCCGTGCAAGGGTCAGACCGCATGCACGGCGCGCCATTCCAAAGTTCCATTCACACCGCTCCGGCGTACGGCCGGGCGGTCAATCTGAAGTCGAGCGGCAACGTCTCCGCGGTGTGCGCCTCAACCCGTAGGGAGGCTGGACACCGCTCGCGCCGTGATCTCGCTTCGCCCCCGCTTGGACTGATTGCGTCACGGTCGCCCGATTGAAGCCGGGCCAGTCGCAATCCCTTGGTCGAGGGGCGCCGTATCCGCGGCGCTCGGTGTTGCTGAGCACAAGGTACACACTCTGTGGAGCGGTTCAACACATTGGGCGCGTAGACGCTACTTCCGTCTAGGGGGTGATCGGCCACGCCACGGCGCAGATGGGCGCCGATCCTCAGCGATAGAGCCGTTCAGCTCAGACGCGAGGATCGCGCCGACGTCGAAACGATTCGGGAACGTCTGAGGATCGAGCACGGCGCCGATGTCCCGCGATCGACAGTTGAGGGATGGCTGACACGGGCGCCGTCTGAGCTACCCGCCGATGTCCCGAAGGCGATCGAGCACGCGACTGCGCGGCTCGTACGTCTGATCGAGCGGGAGCTACAGGCATTGGAGCGATCGAGCGGACGGGTAGACCTTGCCCGTATCGAGCGTCTGACCCGCTCTCTCTCAATGCTCAGACGCGAGCACATCCGCAGCCGCAACGGAGACGTGAGCAAGCGAGCGTTGAGTCTTGCCGACCTAGCCGAGACGTCTGAGCTAGCCGAGACGTCGAGCTGAAGGGAAGCGTGCATTGGTTCGGCGGAAGCCGGAGCGGACGCGGTCAGACGCGGTCAGATCGGGGGACGTTGACCCTTGAGGTGTGCGTACTTTGGCTCTGCGCCGTGGATTGCGGGGTGATGTGTGCGTCTGAGTGTGCGGTTCGATCCCCTCAGACGGCTTGCCGCATGGTTCTCAGCGCGCACCCCGCGCACCCCCTGCGCCCGCGCGGGGGGACCCCACCGTCGCCTCTCTATTGGGTCTCCCGCACACATCTCAGCCGCCCCCGCACACCCAGTAGCCACCCCAACGGGCCACCGGCAGAGCCACGATCAGCGTCCAGACCACAGGGATCGGACAGGTCTGGCTCAGATGCGACGAGGGCGAGATCACGAAGTTCCTGCATATCCACCGGCTGGAAGCGGCGCGCTCGAGTCCGTCATGTTCGGACATAGGTGTAGGTGGCGTGCTCCTCGCCGGTGCGCTCGTCCTCGATCCACGAGCGCAGCTCGTAGCGCACCTGCCCCGGCCAGTGGTCGTCGAACCCGGCCCCGACCACGAGCCATTGCATCGAGGAGTCTTCGGCGGGGTTGCGCATCAGCATCAGATAGGACGGCTCGCCGCCGATCACCGCCAGCTCCACGCCGTCGGCCGGACCGCCCTGGAAGACGACGTTCATCTACTGCCCCCCATCGGGCGGTAGCGCCGCGTCGATCCGAGCCAGTAGCTCCGCTGCCTTGACGCTGCCCGTCGCCCGCGCGTCCACGTAGAACCGCGCCTCGCGCAGAAGGCTTACGGCCCCCTGGGTGTTGGTGGACGCGGCGTAGAACTTCCGCGCCGCCTCCCAGCCCTCGTTGAAGTACCGGCCCTGCTCGGCGTTCATGCCGGGCGTTTCCAGCCACGCCGCATCACGGGCTTCGACTTCGTCACGTCCTAGAACATTCATTCGGTGACTCGCCTCCGTCCCTTCGGGCGGCGCGGGACCCCAGCCTTCCAGAGCCGCCGCAGCACCGCCATGTCGCTCATGTGCAGGCGCTGCGCGATCTCCTTGGCGGTCAGCCCCTCCTGCACGTAGAGCCGGTTGATCTCGGGGTCCGGCTGCACGCGCGGTCGCCCCGGCATCAGTCGTCCTCCCAGAAGCCGGTGAAGCGCTCAGCCACGGGCCAGCCACCCGAGCATCGCGCCGTAGCCGACCGACTGCGGGTCCGGCACCCACTCCTCGCCGCCGCCGTCCTCCGCGACGGCGTTCAGATCGGTCTCGCGCAGGAAGACCCCGATCGCTTCGACGAGCCCGTCCATCTCCGGTGTGTTGCGCTCGGCCCAGATCCGGTCGGCCGCGCCGTGCAGGCGGCGCACGAGGTCATCCATCTGAAACATCCCACCCCTCGTCGCGCAGCTCGGCCTTGATCTCCTCCGCGGTCGCCCGCATCACGCGGTGCCAGTCCGAGTGCATCTCGATCGCGTCGATCAGCGCCTCATCCTCGTCGGGGGTCAGCACCGCGCCGCACTCCTGGCACGTCGCGAACTGCCGCAGGCGGGCGTCTGAGACGACCGTAAAGCGAATCCCTCCCATAGCAGAAACCGTACCGGAGTTGACCGATGAACGTGATCCTCGGGGGGCTCGTCCCCGCTGCCACCTACAAGGCGTTCCTGGCCGCCAAGGCGCAGGTCTACGTCGACATGCTCATGCAGGTCCCCGGCGCCGCGTACGCGAGCGGCGCCGCCGACGCCAACGGCTACCTGACGCTCGATCTGCCGCTGCGCCAGGAGTTCCTGATCCAAGGCCCGAACGGCTACGCCAAGCGGGTCCTGAACGCGACCACGGTAGGAGGCGCGCCATGACGCTACTGCCCGTCACCATCGACGGGTCCGACATCCCGCTCGACGCTCCGCGCAGTCAGGGCATGGACGACGCGACCGCGGCGATCGTCGCTCAGAAGGCCGCGGACTACCGCGGCGTCGTCATGCACCTGCACGCCGATGTCGTCGGCCGCGACGTCACCCTCACCGCCGCCAACTGCCAGCCCGGTCTGATCGCCTTCGGCTTCGGCGACGGCAGCTACGAGGTCGAGGAGCGCATCGACCAGGGCGACACGCCGACCGCCACCCATACCTACCCCTCAGACGGCGTCTTCACCGCGACGCTGCGCCACGAGAACGGCGACCGCGCCGATCTCGAAATCCCGGTCAACTGGCCGCCGCCTCCCCCTGACTGGCTGTCTAACGAAGGACCCGTCGACGAAGGAGTTCCCGCGCCATGAGCGACCAGAACGACATCCCCCGCTACCACGACCAGCCCGCCACGCTGGACCCTCGTGTGGAGATCCCCGAGGACGCGCCGCTGGCGCAGGGTCATCTCGACAAGCCCGAGGACACCGCGGCCGACGTGCGCGAGGCGGCCGAGGCCCACAAGGAGGCCGTCGAGGAGGTCGAGCAGGCGCGCGCCGATGCGCGCGAAGCCGGTGAGCCCGAGCCCGGGGCGCCCGGGGACCCGACGCAGCCCACGTCTGAGACCGGCTCAGATGACGAGTGCCCGCCCAACGGCACGATCGACGACGTCAAGGAGTGGGTCGGCGATGACCCCGATCGTGCGCAGCAGGCGCTCGACGCCGAGCAGAGCGGCCAGCAGCGTCAGACGCTGATCGCCTGGCTGGAGACCAAGGTCAATGGCTAGCGGCGACGTGACCTTCGGCTACGGCGCCTTCCTGCCTGGCGAGACGGTCAACCTCTCCTCGCGCGACATCACCCCGGGCGTCGCGCCGGTGTCGCTGGCCAAGTCCGGCGTCGTCGGCGCCAACGGTGGGCTGACGATCGCGGCCGTCCCGCTGACGGTGACGCAGCACGGCACGACGCAGCCGGTCTATCCGGTCGGCGTGGGCGCGACGTCGAACCGGACGATCGGCGGCTTCCGGACGCCCTGATGCCTGTCGCCAACTACGACCGCTACTTCGGCGGCAACGCCGCCAAGGCGCTGAGGGAGCTGGTCAAGCAGTACGGCCCGGAGAAGGGGCGCCGCGTCTTCTACGCCCTGGTCAACAAGCGAAAGAAGCAGCGCTGAGCATCGAGGCGGTCCGCCGTCGCCTCGTCGATGACTACCCGTACTACGCCCGCACGGTCCTGAAGATCGTCGACCGCGGCAAGGTCGTGCCGTTCGTCATGCGCCCGGCGCAGCACGACCTGTGGGCGATGCTCAAGGCCCAACGCGATCAGGGCGAGCCGATGCGCGCGATCATCCTCAAGGCGCGCAAGCTCGGGTTCTCGACGTTCGCGCAGGGGCTGATCCTCCAGCGCACCACGCTGATCCCGTACCACGTCTCGACGGTGATCGCGCACAACGCGCCGACGGCCGCCGCGATCTTGCAGGTCGCCGAGACGATGTACGCGCACCTGCCGGACATCCCCGACGAGGAGATCCAGCTCAAGCCGCCGATCGCCAACCGGCGCCGTCAGAAGGAGATCCGCTTCGGCGAGCGCGACCGCTTCTCCGGCACCGACGCCAACCAGACCTTCGGCACCGGCCAGAGCGCGCTGAGCGTCGACACGGCCAGGGAGTTCGAGGGTGGCCGCGGCTTCACCTTTCACTCGATCCACGGCTCGGAGGTGGCGTTCTGGCCCGATCAGAAGCGCAAGCTCACCGCGCTCAGAAACGCCGTCGACTCGACCGACCCGAACACGCTGATCCTGCTGGAGAGCACGGCCAACGGGCACAACGAGTTCAAGGTCATGTGCGACATGGCGCAGGCGGGCGAAGGCGACTACCCGCTGTTCTTCGCTGGCTGGCATCAGGACCCGCGCTACCGGCGCGCCCTTACGGCCCGGCAACGGGACCGTTTCGTTATCGGGGACGAGGCCAACCCGTTCGCCGGTGAGGACGAAGCCGAGCTGCACGCGCGCTACGGGCTCGACGTCGAGCAGCTCCACTGGCGCCGCTGGGCGATCGAGCACCTGTGCGCGTCCGACGTGAACATCTTCCGCCAGGAGTATCCGAGCTTCCCGGAGGAGGCGTTCCTCGCCACCGGCCAGACCGTCTTCGGCGGCATCCTGATTCAGAAGGCGCTGAGGGACACGAGCAAGGCGCCGGAGCCCCAGACGGCGTGGCTGGAGGAGACGGCCACGATGACGCGCAAGACGCGCCGGGGAACCGTCGAGGTCCCGACCGATCTGAGGATCGTGCCCAACGGCCCGTGGGAGATCTGGGCCGAGCCGTCTGAGACCGGCCAGTACGTGATCGCGTGCGACCCCGCCTCGGGGGAGGACGACGAGAACCAGGCGAACTTCGGCATCCAGGTCATCGACCACAACACGCGCGCGCAGGTCGCGCAGTTCGAGGGCATCCTCGATCCCGATCTCGTCGCCAAGCAGCTCTACCTCGCCTGCCTGTGGTACTCCCGGCACCGGCGCCCGTGGCTGGCCGTCGAGCGCACCGGGGGCTACGGGCTGGCGATCATCGACATCCTGTTCCACGACTACGGCTGGCGTCAGATGTATACGCGCCGCCGCCAGGACAGCCCGACCGGCTCCTACGCGGACCGGCTCGGCTGGGACACCACGCGGGCCACGAAGGGACTGCTTCATGAAGAAGCGATGGCCCTGCTGCGCGAGGGCTCGCACGGCATCCAGAGCCCACGTCTCGCCCGTCAGATGGAGACCTACGTGCGACGCGGCTCAGGACGAACAGGTCCGCAGCCGGGCTCGCGCTCAGACCTGCTGCTCGCGTGGATGATCGCTCAGACCGTTGCGTCTGAGAAGCCGCCGCGCGTCGAGCGCAAGCGCCAGCCGCACGTCCGCCAGCGGCGCGTCCGCTACGCGGTCACCGGCTACTGAAGGGAGGCCGCATGCCCTACGTCTGCCGCATCTGCGGTCTGAGGTTCCCGGTCACGCAGGATCACGCCTTCGTCGAGCACGTCGGCCGCTGCGTCAAGCGCAACGAGGAAATCGTCGACGCCTTCCGCCCCGCGGTCATGGAGTTCGGCGATCCCGAGCTGGCCGCGTTCGCCCGCGAGGAGGGCTCGGTCTACAACCGCCGCCCCGGCACGAGACGGAGGCCCCGCTAGATGCCGAACACCTCTCGCCTCGCCCTCCCTTACCCGATCAGCTCAGACACCGCCGACGTCCCCCGCGACGTGCAGGCGCTGGCCGATCGCATCGAGGCGCTGACCGCATGGATCAGAGCGCAGGACATGGCCCAAGGCGTCGGCGCCTTCGTCACCGGCGATCTGAAGCTCTCCGCGGCGGCGCCGCCGTCGGGCGCCGATCCCAAGCCGTGGCTTGAGTGCGACGGCTCCGCGGTCTCGCGCACGACCTACGGCGCGTTGTTCTCCGCGATCGGCACCGCCTACGGCGCGGGCGACAACAGCACGACGTTCAACCTGCCCGACTACCGCGGCCGTTCCCCGCTTGGTCAGGGTCAGGGTGATCCGATCGGCGGCGTCGCGATGACCGCGCGCGTTCGCGGCGCCAAGGTCGGCGAGGAGGTCCACAAGCTGCTGATCGGCGAGCTGGCCGATCACGACCACCTCGTTCCCGACCACCAGGGCTACAGCACGGGCTCGCGCAACTACGGCGCGGGGTCGGGCGGGCCGACGCTCTACGACGGCACGCAGGTCATCAACGCCCCTTCCATCGGGGTGACCCTCCCGTCCAGCTCGACGATCGCGACGGTCAACCAGCCGCACAACAACACCGGCGCGGCGACGGTCTGCGTCGTCCTCGTCAAGACCTAGGAGGCGCCCCATGAAGCCGAGTTCACGTTCCTGGGCGAGCACACCCCGGACGGCTTCATCCAGCACGAGCGCGAGGAGGTCAGGCAATGCCTGCTCGATCTCGAAGGCGCGCTGGTTCAGCTCGGCGGCGTGTTCGTCGTCGCCTCGATCCGCGAGCAGGTCGCGCCCGAGGAGTACCTCACCGTCGGCATGCGGATCACCTACGACAGCTTCGCCCCGGCGCGCGAACTGCCGCCTGAGCCCGCCGAGGTCGTGGAGAGCTGATGCCCGTCGCGCTGGAGGGACGCGAGCGCGATCTCGTTCAGATCGTCGAGAAGGCGTACAAGCGATCTGAGCCCGAGCACAAGTCCTTCCGCGATCACGCGGACGAGTTCTACCGGCTCTACCGCGGCTTCACCGACTTCAAGAAGAACGTCGCCTCGCACTACCGCGACGCCGATCAGGTGGTCGCCGCCGCGCGCTCGGAGTGGGGCGCCGAGCTGTTCATCCCGTTCTGCTTCTCGACGGTCGAGACGATCGTCCCGCGGATGGTGGCCAAGGGGCCGCGGATGATCGTCGTGCCCCGCGACGCGCAGGCGGTCGGCTCGGTGCGCGCGATGAAGATGGTCATCGACGCGCAGCAGAAGCAGATCAACTACGAGACCGTCCTCCAGGTCATCGGCAAGGACGGGCTGATCTACGGGCTCGGCGTCGGCAAGACGCGCTGGAAGTACGAGAAGCGGATGCGCGTCGTCGCGCAACAGGGCATCGAGCCCGACCACTGGATCGAGGGCCAGCCGCAGCCCTACGTCTGCTTCGACGACGCGGTTGCCGAGCGCGTCGACCCCTACGACTTCATGTGGGACCCGCTCTCAGACGGGATGGATAACGCCGAGT